CAACACTTAATGATTACATCATCAATGATGGTTTTGCTTACAAGCTCTTCGGTCATGATGTAGTTCTTATGTCAGAGGCTGTTATAAGTTCAGTAGAGAACGTATTCTACGGCGATCCTAAAGCATATAAGGTGAATATCTTCAAGACTCTTGAAGTTAAGCCTTTTGAGTCAGCAACAACTACAAACATTCAGTTCCGTGGTGCTACCATGGCAGACGGTGAGCTGCTTGACACAAGTGCATTCGTTCGTTTCGTTCAGACAACGTAAGAAGAGGAGATATAAACAGGATATATGAAAACAATTATTGCAATTCCGTGTATGGATATGGTTCACACAGCGTTTATGAAATCACTTATGTTGGTGGAGCGTGTTGGTGAGGTATCATGTGCGATTGAATGTGGATCATTGATTTATGATTCACGAAATAAATTGCTTGCAAGAGCATTGAACACTGATGCAGATCGTATGTTGTGGCTTGATTCTGATTTGGATTTTGAGCCGGACTTGATGCAGAGGTTATCAGATGATCTTGATTCGGGATTAGATATTGTAAGCGGTCTGTATTTTAAGCGCAGACCGCCATATTCTCCTGTTATATACAAAGAATGCGAATTAAAAACATTTGAAGGACTATACACACCGACGGCTTCAACATATGACGATTATCCAAAGGATGAAATATTTCCTGTCGCAGCATGCGGATTTGGATGCGTAATGATGAGCATGAATGCTGTAAGAAAGATAGTTCAGAAGAATGGATCCTTGTTGTTTATGCCAACAGCCGGATTTGGTGAAGATTTGAGTTTCTGTATGAGGGCAAGAGATGCCGGAGTTCAGATTTATTGTGATAGCTCTGTAAAACTTGGGCATGTCGGATATAAGACTTACACAGAAGAGGAGTTTAACCATGTTAAGTAGAGTCAAACTTGCATTATTGATAACAACAAAAGATTTTGACACAGAGATAACCAATTTGATTGGTGCTGCTGTCAAGGATTTGGGTGTTTCAGGTGTTGAAGGTTCAACAGTTTCAACATCATCAACAGATGAGATTGTTATCCAGGCAATCATTGCATATTGTGCATATCAGCTTGAGTTAATGCATGGAGATCTGAACCGTTCAAATGCTTTTAAGAAGTCATATGATGAACAGAAGGCGCAGTTGAGCATGTCAACAGGATATACAGTTTGGAGTACAACATGAACATTGCTGAAAAGATAAGTCTTGTTACAAAAGCATATACAACAGACAGCATCGGTCAGAGAGTGGAGACACGCTCGACAACAGATGTCTTTACGTTGGTGGAGTCAGCGAGTCAATCAGAGTTCTTTAATGGTGGGCAGAATGGTTTGCGTCCTGATTTGAAATTTACTGTCCGTCTGTTTGAATACAATGGACAGGACACACTGCTTTATAATGGTGTGGAATATTCTATCTATCGTACATATAGGCGGAATGATGGGCGAATAGAACTGCACACTCAAGTAGCTGTTATGCATACATGAGGTAAACATGAGGGTTAATATTGAAAATCTGAATGAAACAGTTAAAAAGATGCTTGAGACATACTGTTCAGAGGTTGCTGAAGTCATTGACGAGACTCTTCCTAAGGTTGGTCAAGATGCCGTCAAGGAATTGAAGAAAAGCTCTCCGAAGCGTCCGTTTGGTGGTGATTATGCTAAAGGATGGACAAAAAAGGTTGAAAAAGAGCGTTTAGGTTCAAGATTAATTGTTTATAACAAGACACGATATCAATTAACACATTTACTTGAAAAAGGCCACGCAAAGGTGAGTGGTGGTTTTGTTAATGGCAAACCACATATTAAACCGGCGCAAGACGAGGCAGAAAAGAAAGCGATGGAATTAATCGAAGAGGGCATTAAAAGTGTTAAGTAATTTGTACACAATACTAACAGGAATAAAAGGATTTTCAAAAAAAGTAGCATATCGGTGTTTCCCTGTTGGGCAAGCTCCGGCACTACCTTACATATGCTATGAGGTTGACGATTCAAGAAATGTCATCGGAGATAACGAAGTCATCAAGGAAATTCTTGATGTCGATATAGATTTGTATTCCAGAAAAAAAGATACAACTTCAGAAGGATTGATTGAAGCTGCTTTGAAAACGGCGAAGATTCCGTGGAACAAGACAGAAACATATATCGAATCTGAAGATTGTATTATGGTCACATATTCAATAACACTTATATGAGGTGATAATCATGGCAAATAAAGTTAAATATGGCTTGAGTAATGTGCATTACGCAGTTGCCACAATAACATCAACAGGTTCTACTACTTATGGAACAGTAAAGCCGATCCCTGGCGCTGTGAATCTTTCGCTTGATCCTTCAGGCGATCTTGAGCCTTTCTACGCTGACAATATTAAATATTATATTGTAAATAACAACAGCGGTTACGAAGGTGATCTTGAGATTGCTTTGATTCCTGATGAATTCAGAGAAGATGTTCTTGGAGAAGTCAAGGACGCAAAGGGCATACATGTAGAAGTTACAGACGCAGCGTCAAAGTCATTTGCATTGCTTTTCCAATTTGAAGGCGATGACAAGGGCACAAGGCATGTTATGTATAATTGCACGGCAAAGCGTCCTTCAGTTTCAGGAGCAACAAAGGAAGATTCAACAGAGGTACAGACCGAGACATTGAATCTTACTTGTGGCAGCGTATACAACACATCATTGCAGAAGAATGTTGTTAAGAGCAGATGCCTTAATAATGGTGCATCCGCAGCAATATACACTGGATGGAACACTTCGGTTTATCAGACGACAATAGCATCATCGTAAGTAATAAATATTACAAGAGGATAGGGATAGGTCATGACGGCTTATCCCTTTTTTGTTTTAGAAGGGAGATTTATGTTTACAAAAATAAACATGACAATGGCTGATGGTTCAGAAAAAGAGTTTGAGTTTATCAGCAATGGAATGACGCAGTACAGATACAGACAGTTAACAGGTCGAGACTTGATGAAGGATGTCACAAAGTTAATTGATGATCGTCAGCAGTTAAGTGATGATGCTGATTTGACCGTTTCGGATAAGTTGGCTTACATCATGAATATGTCAGCAGTTAAAGCTGATATGAACAAGATAAATAATGAGACATTCTATGAATGGATTGAACAGTTTGATTCAAGCAACTCAATCAATGTTATGGGAGAAATCATTTCTATATATTTTGGCACAAAGAAGAGCACTTCAGAGCCAAAAAAAGAGGACGGAGAATAGACCGAGACATAAACACGGCTCTGTATGTTCTCCGAGCCAAACAGATGGGATTATCGTTGTCAGAGATGGAAGAACTTGAAGAGGGGTTTATAACTGACATGATAATCGAGAGTAACAACGATAATTGTGAATATAAACAATTAGCGACACAAGAAGATTTTGATAAATTTTAGGTGATATTATGGCAGACCGTATAAGGGGAATTACAATCGAGATCGGTGGTGAGACTTCCAAACTTCAGGACAGTTTGAAGAATGTCAACAAGCAGTTGAAGGACACACAGAATCAGCTCAAGGATGTTGATAAACTTTTAAAACTTGATCCGAAGAACACAGAACTACTTGCACAAAAGCAAGAGTTGTTGTCCAGAGCCACAGAGCAAACGGCTGAAAAACTTCAGAAGTTAAGAGACGCACAGAAGGCAATGGATGATGCCGGTGTGGATAAAATGTCTGATGACTATATGAAGGTTGAGCGTGAAATTCAGGAATGCGAACAACAGCAGAAGAAATTTACGGAAGAAGCCAAGCAGACGGATATCCAGATTGTAAAATGCGGAACATCCATGGCTGAACTTGGAGACAAAGCCAAGAAAGCAGCAGACGCAACAAAGCCATTGTCAACAGCAGCAGCCGGAGCATTAACAGGCATGGTTGGACTTGCGGTTAAAGCTGGACAGAGTGCGGATGAGATAGCCACACTTGCAAACCAGAGTGGAATTGCAGCCGACACCATTCAAAAGATGCAGTATGCATCAGATTTGCTTGATGTTGACATGGAGACAGCGGTCAAAGCGGCTGCGAAACTGAAAAAAGGTTTAGACACGAACGAAAGCACACTTGTTTCAATGGGTGTTGCTGTTCGTGATGCAAATGGCAATTACAGAGACATGGAATCAATTTTCATGGGCACGGTTCAAGCTCTGTCAAAGATAGATAATGAGGTCGAGCGTGATAAAGTCGCAATGGATCTCTTCGGAAAGTCTGCTGATGAATTAGCCGGATACATAGACGATGGCGGTCAGGCATTTAGAGAGCTGTCACAACAGGCACAGGAAAAAGGTCTGATTATATCCGATGAGGACTTGCAGAAAGTAAACGAGTTCAATGATACATTGGATGAGTTGAAAGCCACAGTTGGAATGGATTTGTTGAAAGCCGGAACAAGTATTGGTCAAGCATTACTTCCTGTTTTTCAACCAGTGGCAGAAGCTATCAAGAAAGTAACGGATGCGTTTGCAAATTTATCACCTGAAACGCAGAAGATTATTATGATAGTTCTTGCATTGGTGGCTGCTTTGAGTCCTGTCCTATCAATAATTGCTACGATTTCCATGGCATTGCCTTTACTTGTTCCGATAATTTCTACGGTCGCTGGTGTTATCTCTGGTCCTCTTATCTTGGCAATTGGTGCGGTCATAGCTGCGATTGTTGTATGGGTTAAGAATTGGGATGACATCAAGGCAGGATTTATCGCTTTTGGTGAAATCATAGCGAACACATGGACTATTGCGGTCAATTCAATAGAAACGGCGATCAACAATATAAAAATTGCTTTTGCAGAGTTGAAAAATAATGTATCAGAGAAGATTGATGCAATAAAAGAAAAATTCAACAACTTCATGCAAAAGGTCACTGAGATAAAAGACAAAATCAAGGAAACGTGGGAGACAATCAAAGGAATTCTAAGCGGTGAATTGCCGACTCCGAAGATTAAACTTCCGCATTTCAAGATAACAGGCAGTTTTTCACTTAATCCGCCGAGTGCTCCTAATTTTAATGTGCAGTGGTACAAAAAAGCAATGGATGATGCTTATATTTTGAATGGTGCAACGATATTCGGTCAACAGGGTGGATCTCTTCTCGGTGGCGGAGAAGCTGGAAGTGAGACAGTTGTCGGAACAGAGAAATTGATGCAGATGATGTCTCAAGCGGTTGGCGGTCAGACAGTCAATGTCATCCTTCAGGGCGATGCATCAGAGATATTCAGAGTGGTTAGACAGGAGAACACGCAGTTCTATAAAGCGAATGGGTATTCTCCATTAACAGGAGCATAAATCATGACACAGGGTAAATTGATTGAAATTAAGTACACAGAAAACGGAGTTGCGAAGACTTATGATCTGTCAAAACATGTGCCGATGGGAACATATAACGTGAATGTGCTTGAAGAGTTTGAGGAGTGGACGGATTCAAACTATGACATACACAGGAAGCTCTTGAGAAATAGGGTTGAAGGAACATTCAATCTGAAATTCAAGAGCATTTCTGATTATGAAGACTTTTTAACAGCCATCACGAAGGCAAGAACAACAACAGGACAGAATTACATCACGATGAATGCATTCGCAACGAACAAAGGCACGAATTACACAAAAAAGTTTTACATTGAGTTCACTCCGAAGAATGATCTTCCGTACATGGTGGATTCAAAGAACGATGCATTCACAGTAACGATTAAGGAAGCAAGAGCATGATTGATGTTTTAGACAAAAATAAATATCTGTCGGACAGTGCTTCTTTCTCGTGGACAGTAGCATTTCCGAGCTTAAGTTTAACTTATACCAACAGCGGAATCGTGAAGGAGTCTTTCAGGCTCACAGAGAGTCTGTGTGACAATGATTCATTGGAGTTTGTGGGTTGTATCGCATCATGCTGTCAGGTGTCCTTATATGACGTGCAATACGATCTCAAAGGGCAGAGAATGACGGTCATGGTCGATGATTGTCCGATGTTTGACGGAATCGTTGATTCTGTTGAGATACAAACACCATCACTGATTAAAAAGATAACAGCGTATGACAAGTTGTATTCGATATCCGATGTTGATGTTGCTTCATGGTATCAAGGATTAACATTCCCAAGGACATTAAAGCAGATTAGAGATTCTTTGCTGACATATTTGGGATTAACATGGGAAAGCGCAGATCTTCCGGCAGATGATGTTAGTGTTGCAAAGGAATATGAGCCGAGAACGCTAAACGGATTGGCATGTTTGAAAGCAATTTGTCAGATTAATGGCTGTTGCGGAATCATCAACAGATATGGTCGGTTTGAGTTCCGATATGTGACAAGTGCATGTGCTGGGTTGTATCCGTCAATTTGGACATTTCCCGGTGCCGCAACATTTCCGAGTGGACAGACAACAGAAAACAAATATCTGCTCGGATATTATGAGCAAATGAAGTATCAGGAATACTATGTAAATCCTGTTACAAAGGTACAAATAAGACCGAGTGAGGACGAGATCGGAGTCACAGAGGGAAGCGGAGACAATAAATACATCATACAAGCGAATATGTGGGCAAGAAATTTGAGCGTTCTTGTTCTGCATAGCGTAGCGAGTGGAATACTTGACAAGTTGAAAGATGTCGCATTCCATCCGTGCAATATCAAGGGCGATGGTTTGCCATTCCTTGAGGTCGGAGATGTTATCGAATATCCGATAAACCTTGATAATGTGTCTCAAGAAGGTGGATATAATGCGAGTGTGTTCTTGATTATGTCCAGAACATTCACAGGGACGCAGTTTTTGCGTGATACGTTCACGTCACGAGGAGAAGAAAATCAGAGTCTGTTTATCACTGATTTGCAGACGCAGATTGACACCATCAAGCAGTATGGTGGCGGTGGCGGAGACAAGTATTACACCAAAGACGAGATGGACGAAATCCTGACAACAGACTACTTTACACAGGCAGAAACTATTGACGAAGTATCAGAACAGGTCAACGATTTGGAGACTCCGACAGGGTTCACGATTCAGAGCGTTTACACATTGCCATCAACAAGAGATACAAACACAGTTTATCTGATACAAGGTGGTGTGATAATTCTATGAAGCCGAGACAGAGAGAACAACAGAAACAAAGTTCGAGGATGTATTTGAGGAAACACGATCATCGTGATGTTATCTATCAAGACATGTATCACAATGCAATGTGGTGCAATACAGAGGACATTGATGATGAGTTGGTTTGGGTAAAATATCCGAAACATGCACTTTTAGCGTATGCGAACAACAAGCTCGGATGGCTCGATGCTGATAGGCAGTTCAGATATGGCATCGGCGGAGTTTTTAACACGTTATACAACAGAGGGGTATACAGAACCGATGATTTGGCTGTTGCGATGGGCATAAATAAAGTTCTTATCACTGATGATGGGATTGTTTGGCATGATGTGTCAGACCAAGTAATCGGAGTGACACCAACAAACGGATTGGATATATTCCGATATGGTGCTAATGGCTTGATTCAGATAGAAAACCATTCTGCTCAAGGTTATTATAAAGTAAAAGGCATTGAGTTTACATATGACGAAGATGCAGAAGAGTGGACTGTGATGAATTTTGCGGAAGTCCGCACTCATGACATATCAGCGTTAAAAGCTTATTATTGGGGTTCTGCTAGTGGCGGAGCAATCATTGAAGAGCTGACATTAATAGACAATGATACATCTCCGCCTACGTTCAAACAGGAATTTGTCTTGTTTGATGAGCACGGTTGGACAATACAGAGCACAGTCAATCCGGCGCAGCATCCAACATTTGGCGGTGGCACTCGATATCTGGTGTCAACGGCGAGATGTGGAAACATATCGTGTAATATCGGCATATCGCAGACAAGTAATACAAGATGGGCGGACAGTTGGAGATATAAGGTCAGAATTGCATCAACGCTAGACAACGGAGAGACATTCAATGTGTTTGAGCCTGAAAACGTGCATGACATGGGCAGTGATGCTTATTTTAGTTCGCATGTGCGGTGTTGCATGTTTACGAGAAATGCGGTTATTTATGCGATGTACGGAACATTTTATGCTGATGCGACTTCAGAGCGTGAACAGTACGAGATGCAGATGTATAAATCGACAAATGGTGTCAGTTGGATAAAGGTCGACTTGCCGACATGGTTGGACATGCCTGTCATTGAAGGTGGCGGAGTCGATGTTGACACAGAACCGAACAAGGACACGTTGAGAATTGCGATCAACCCAGAGCAGACAAGCAATGCGGACTTGAGATTGTTTGACATGTTGCCGATGAAGAACGGATATATCAACCTTGACGAGTTGGGAAACATTCAGTTCTGCGATGGCGAAGCAAGTAATGAAGATTTTTATTTGATGCTTTCGGGTTCGGGTTGGAATGCTTTTTGGAACAATGAATATCTTGCGGAAAATGCAAAAGCGTTCTCGTGGAAGACAGCGAGTGTTGCAGATGTTCCTGATGAAGTAATTCCATATGATTATGTTTTAGGATAGGAGAAAAAACATGGCACAATATACAGCGATATTTACAAAACCGTATGAGGGCGGATATGAGAATTTGCCGAGTCAGAATACACCAATCACGGCAGACGCATTGAACGCCTATGATGATGCTATTGAAAACGTGGAAGAATATTTAGCGTCAGATGAATCACAAAGCAACCTTGCAGACGCTTACGATGAAACAGCGACCTATGATTTAGGCGATTACGCTATTTATGGCGGTGATTTATATAAGTGCACCACAGCAGTTACAGAACCCGAAGAGTGGAATTCAACAAAGTGGGAGTCATGCTTAATCACAGATGAGATGGGAAATGGTAGCGGTGGTGCGTCAGCACTTGAAGATTTGACAGATGTAAACTTAACAAGTCTTGCAGATGGTCAGATTATCAAATGGGATGAGACTTCAGAAAAATGGATAAATGGTGGTTCACATCATGAAATAATAAGACAGACATCTATATCAGTAGGTAATCTTACTTCAATCACATTAAACCTAACTCATAAATATACAAATCCATATGTCGTAGCTTTAAATGCACTTCCCCTTTCTAAATGGGGTGGTATCGTATGTTTACAGGATAGTACACAGATTGAATATGATGATGATGATGATACTTTAACATTCAGTGTATATACAAATTCAGATAATGCACAAAATTACAATATTGACTGGCTTGTTTTTGAAAAGAGTATGTAAGAGGTGATATTATGAGTTTACAAAGATCTTATATTGAATCAAAAGGACGTGATATTACAACACCCATACCTGATACACCTGGATATAC